ATAATATTCCAACAGTGGATATTAGCTTTGAAAAGACAGCTGTCGAGGCTGGAACACGTCGACTTGGTGCCCGGTGGTCGGTTGAATTAGAGCAAGATGTAAAGAATATGAACGGTATCGATATCGATGCTGAGATAACGAACGCAATGTCGTACGAGATCCAAGCTGAAATCGATCGCGAAATGATCGTTCGTATGATTCAAGCAGCTCTAAACAACACCAATGGTGGGTATTCCGTATGGAACCCAGCATCTGCCGATGGTCGTTGGATAGTTGAGCGTAATCGTGACTTCTACCAGAGATTAATTATCGAAGCGAACCGTATTGCTGTTCGTAACCGTCGTGGTGCTGCTAACTTTATTGTTGCAACTCCTCGCGTCTGCGCTATCCTTGAGATGCTCCCTGAATTTCAGTGGGTCACCGTACAAGGTAACGTAAATACACAGCCAGTTGGTGTTGCTAAGGTTGGTAATCTCGGTGGACGTTTTAACGTTTATCGCGATACTCGTACAGAAGTTCAGAACCAAACTACTTATGGTGACCAAGGTTATACAACTAACACTGGTTCTATTGAGTATGCCCTATTAGGGTTTAAGGGTTCTGAGTTTTATGATACTGGTATCATCTACTGCCCATACATCCCAGTGATGATTCAGAGAACAATCGGTCCTAACGATTTCGCTCCACGTGTTGGTCTTATGACCAGATACGGGGTTGTTGATAATATCTTCGGTTCAAGCCTGTATTATCACGTGATTCTCGTTACGGGTCTTGCTACTGCGTTTACACCAGGAATACAAAGCGTATATTTTTAATAGTTTTAATTAACTGTTAGATCTAAATCAGAAACACCCTCAATTGCTTGGGGGTGTTTCCTTTTGTTTACATGTCGTGCATTATAAATATTTTAATAGTTGTAGATTTATTATGTGTAAATAAATAAATATAGTTATATGCCTGCTCCTGTACCTTCAGCAAATTCTCAACTCAGTGGAACTCAATCAGTATACTACAATAAAAATGTATGCCAGTCTTTTACACAAACAATAAAGTCTACAATGACACAGTTATGTGCGCAAGTTTGTTCTGAAGTTCAAATATTCTTACCCTGTGCTGCAGTGATTGTTGCATTCTATGATAATAATGATACGACAAATGCCTTAACTGTATCAGCAACAAACAATTATCCTACCAGCTTTATTTTTAGAGGCATTACTAATACATGTAATTTGAGCGCAATTGCAAGCCCGCCAAATATTCCAATATCCTACAGAACACAATTTTATTCAGGTAATACCAATTATTAATTTATGTTAAACGAGACAATACAAAATAGAAAAGAACTAATTAGACTATGTTGCGGTACTGCAAGAGGTTGCCCAACTTTAACTAAATCAGATGATGGAGCATTTTTTATTAAAGATGACTACGAAGGGGAAGTAAAATTATCTGTACATGAATTAAAACAATTAGCTGAATTCGTTACAAAAAATATAGCTTAATGCTATACCTCTTAATATCAGCAATTGGTTTCTTCTTTATAGTTAAGTATGGTTCAATCTTAAATCTATTTAGAATATTATTAAGAACAATACCTATAATAAATGATTTATTTGACTGTGCATTGTGTCTAGGATTCCAGGTTGGAGTATTGTTTACTATACCAGTTTATTGTAATACTAATAGCATTGTAACAGCACTATTATTTCCATTTGCATCTGCTTGCTTATGCTGGTTTGCAGATACAATTATTTTATTATTACAAGGTATTGATAAAATAATAGAAAAGAAAATTAAAGATCTGTAGAGACAATAATATCTTCTAATGCACTTTGAATATCTTTTGCTTCATCCGTATCTGAATTATCTAATCGGTCAATAAGAAATTTAAGTTTTTTACGAATTTGCTTTCTGAACTCATTATAACTCTGAGTTCGGTCTGATGGAAAAGAAATTAAATCACCACTATCGGGAGTATTTGCCCCAGTTGCTACCAGGCGAATTATTAACAGATGTACCATTACCGGGTCCATTTAATCCGCCCCCACTATACGAATTTTTAACATCGTATTTAGCTGTCGGGTAACTGCTTTGATTAGCAGAGCCATTATACCCTTCGGCATACACTCTTTGCATTTTATAAAAATCAGAATTCATATAACTATATTTATGCAAGGAATTAATATATTATAACATATTTATGCAAAACACAAAACAACCAATGCAGATTAGCTGGGATAAGATAACAACTGATTGTACTCTCCTCTATAATAAAATTATTGAAAGTAAATTTCAACCAGATTTAATTGTAGGAATATTAAAGGGTGGCATTATACCGGCAACAATTCTTGCTTATAAATTACACTGCAAATTAAACACGGTTGGATACTCTTCTTATATACGCGGGAAACATTGTACAATCAAAGAATACTCTAGTTTACATGAGGATCTAGACAGTATTGGCAATATATTATTCGTCGATGATTTATCAGATACTGGTGACACATTTCTTACAGTTACAGAAAAGTACTCTTCACTACTAAAAAATAAAGTAATTCGTACTGCTTCACTCTACTTAAAGGATAATACTAAATTTGTAACAGATTATTATATTACCAAATATCAAAGTAATGTTTGGTTAGAATTTCCTTGGGAAGATAATAAATAAATAGACTATGGGATTTAATCAGCTATTTAAAAAATTGAGTGAATCCTATTATATGAACGATTCTCAATATGCGAGAAAAGGATCGAGTGCGCCAACTTATACTGGCAATAATTATGTATCGCAAAAACCATCACCAGTAGATGGATTTAAGGGGGATTCTATGGGCGGGCCAAGCCAAATATTAATAAAAGATATGTTTGGTAAAAGACGAAAAGATCCAAGAAAGATTAGAAGAAAGCGTGCATAATTACAGGAAAGCATTTATTATATTTTAATAATATGTCACATAAATTAACATGCGTTATTACTGGGAGAACCTTAGTAATTGATAATAATTATTACGATAAAAAAGTAACAGAATATGGATCAGCTGATAATTTACAGAAATTGTATGCATGTAGACAGGCTAAGAATTTACTCAAGAAAAGTTATAGTGTTACCGAAGTTAGAGATTTGTTAAAAGTTGAATTAAGTTTACCCGCAATACCCGAGGAGATTGTTAGTGATATTATTGGTAAAAATACCGAAGAACAATTTACTTTTGATCAATCAGTCTTTAAAAAATCAGATCCATTAGTAACTACCTTTATTGCTAATATTAAAAATTTATGATACCATACGCTGCACTAATTTACGATAAAAATAAAATCAGAATCATTAATAGCATTACAGGTGCTGTAATTACTACCATCTCAACTGGTAGAGAGATTATTGGGCAACCAATGGTAAATGCAGATAAATTATTTGTTACTGTTAAGAATGGTCAATCACAACGAATTATTGTATATAGCTTACCAAGCGGACAAATTCAAACTTCAATAAATAATTAAATGTCTAATAGTATTTTCGAAGAGCAAATAAGCCGTAAGCCTAATCTATACCCTTGGACTGAAAAGTTCATTGAAGCAATGCATAATGGTTTCTGGACAGATAAAGAGTTTAGCTTTAAATCTGATGTACAGCAATTTAAAGTAGACTTATCAGACCAAGAACGTGAAATTATTGTACGTACACTCTCTGCAATTGGTCAAATAGAAGTAGCAGTTAAAACTTTCTGGGCTAAGCTTGGTGAAAATTTACCTCACCCCGCTCTAATGGATTTAGGGTATGTCATGGCTAATATAGAAGTCATTCACAATAATGCATATGAACGTTTGATTTCTATCTTAGAACTCGAAAATGTATTTGAAGAAAACTTAAAATTAGAGTGGATTCAAGGACGCGTAAAATACCTCAGAAAGTATACGCATAAATTTTATAAAGATAGCAAAAAGCAATACTTGTATGCATTAATTTTATTCACTCTCTTTGTAGAGAATGTATCATTATTCTCACAATTCTACATTATTAATTGGTTTGCGAGA